ATTGCGAGTTACGCTACCGCGAGGGTGAGCGAGATCCCGATTGTCCGCCCAATACCTGGAGGACGGATATTCAGCGCAAGATGCCCAAGGCACGAACGGAATTAGATTTTAAAAATGAGCAAAAAAGAAGCACAAGAGCAGTATAAGGTGGAAGCCAAGAATCTCCTGGATCGTTGGTTTTATGAGTCTGATTTGGATGCGGAGGAGTTATCAAGTGCCGCAGTCGAGGCAATCGAGGAGTGGTTGGATGAGGAGGTGATTGGATTTCAACCCGAATGAATGTGTATAAGCCAACAGGGGAGAAGATGGAGAGTTGGCCCCAATGGGTGAGTCGTTTATCCGAGGATAATCTCGAACTGAAGAAGAGGGTGGAGCAGTTGGAGAGGGAGAATACGGAACTAAAGAAAAGGTGCTGTGATTTATTCAGCGAGGTAATTGAAGCAAAGGCGAGCAATGCACAATGAAAGTACCACCGGGCTATCATCCTATTTATTGGACAAGATACGGGCGAGCGCTACCACTATCAGCGCAAAGATTACCACCGTGCGACTTGAAAAAGTTGGGTCCCCCACCATTGAAATTAAGCCAAGAGAGGTTGGAGGAGATACGGAAGGGTTCAGTGTGGGTGAAGAAGAAATCCCGATCCAAACGCTCGAAGACGCGATCATCATAGGGATGGAGATACAGGCTAGGGCATGATTAATGTATTATCATTAGGTGCGGGAGTGCAGTCATCCACAATGGCGTTAATGGCGGCAAAGGGTGAGATTACTCCTATGCCCGATTGTGCGATCTTTGCAGATACACAAGCAGAACCACAAAGTGTGTACGACTATTTGGATTGGTTAGAAAAGCAGTTACCATTTCCTGTGTATCGGGTTACGAAAGGCGATCTTACGAAAGATTGCTTGGAACCAAAGGTCAGGCAAAACGACTCACCGAATGGCAAAAAAGGAAGCACTTACATGAAAGGCATTATACCAAAGTTTGGCATATCCCCTAATGGTGAAATTACTGCCGCAATAGGAAGAGCTTGCACGCAGGATTACAAAATCCGCCCAATCCATAAAAAAATTAAAGAACTATTTGAAATCAAGCGCGGGGAGAAAGAGGTCAAGGTAACTCAATGGATTGGTATTTCATACGATGAAATACAGCGGATGAAGGAGTCTCGTGACAAATGGTGTGAGAATCGTTGGCCACTTATTGAGAAACAAATGCATAGACATCATTGCAAGCAATGGATGAAAAAGAATAATTACCCTGAGCCTCCGAGATCTGCTTGTTATTATTGCCCATTCCATAGTGATGAAGAGTGGAGATATTTAAGAGATAAAGAACCTAAGTATTTTGAGCAAGCTGTAGAGTTTGATAAACAAATTAGGCAACAGCATAAAAAGCACGCTACAGATTTATGCATGGAGGTTTACCTTCATAAGTCATGTAAACCTCTAGGTGAAATAGACTTCGATTCAGACGAGGACAAAGGCCAACTTACATGGGACTTCATGGCAGAGTGCGAAGGAATGTGCGGGGTATGAAATTATTCTTATTAGCTTGGGTGCAGGTTTCGTTAATCTCATTGAATACATGGCAGATTGCTAATCATAAAATTATCGGCTCAATAGTAGTTGGTTTTCTAATTAGCCTCGTTTGGACATTCAATGTTCAGGATATCAGTAAGTCTGACCTTGGGGCGAAGTTTATGTACGCCGGAGGAGCGATGACAGGAACTGCAACAGGTTTGGCATTATCCATTATTTTTTACGAGTAATCATGAGACCCAAGTACGAGACACAGGCAGACCTCGATAATGAGAAGGAGGTATGTGGATTTCTGAGCAAGGTATGGGATTGTGTGTTCCATAAGCTTAATCCGATTAAGTACAAGGTGGATTTCCTGATTGAAAAGGGCGATCACTACGGATGGGCGGAGTTAAAGTGTTTAAATATAAATTATGGGCAATTCCCGTTTATGATTTCGTACAAGAAGATCGAGGCGGCCAAGCAGTTATACGAGACAAGCGGTAAGAAGTTTACTCTGATTTTCAGATGCAAGGATGCATTATGTTTTCACACATGGGATTTCAGTAAGGATTATAAGTTTGAACTAGGAGGCAGGACGCGAGCAACCCGCGACTCGGAGGATATAGAACCTATCTTCCGCATAGACCCAAAGGATTGCACGATAGTGGAGGGTTATGCCTAAGATAACCTACGCAGATGAGGTAGATGCTCACTTTGGTATCCCCTGGATAAATGATTTAAAGTATGAGAAGGGCGAGCTTGCGTGTGCATTATCGAGCGAGGAGATCGATGCCTTACCGCAGGAGCGCGCGGAAACCTTGTCCCGTTTGATATTGGACCAACCGGAGTCGGAGAAGGAAGATCCAATCCAATGGGGTTGGACTCTTCCGGGATGGAGACGGGTGATGGATAATTGGAAGGATAATAAGATCCATGTGGTGCTTGGTGGTAACCGGAGTTCCAAGACAAGTTTCGCGTCCCGTCTGCTTGTGCATATGGCACAGACTATTCCGGAAGCAGAGATTCGTTCTTTGCATGTATCGGAGGAGCGAAGTATTTCGGATGCCCAAAGGTACATATGGGAAGCACTTCCCATGAGGTACAAACGGGCAAAGAAGAAGAGCGAGAACCATTCCTTGCAGTACACACAGAAGAATGGATTTAACTCCGCCAAGGCGATCCTACCGCCAACCACGCCAGGTGCGGAACGGGGGAGTACAATATCTTTTAATAACTACAGGCAGTATCAGGCAGATCCGCAGATATTCGAGGGATGGTCAGCACATTGTATCCACATGGATGAGGAGGCACCTGAGAGTATCTTTGAAACATTGGTAGGTGGTAGAACGGTGGATTACCACGGACGGGTGCTGTTAACCTTCACGACATTGCAGGGGTGGACCCCATTGATTAATAGTCTGTTGAAAGGAGCGGAGACTGTGGAGTCGCGATACAGCGAATTGATGGGTCGCGAGTTACCCGTGGAACAGGTGTCGATGAATTGGCCTGATTGTAGAATTTATTATTTTTGGTCTGAGATGTCCCCTTTTGTTGACTACAACGAACTGATCCGAACCTACTCCAAACAACCGCAGGAAGTGAAGCTTGCCCGACTATATGGCATCCCAAGCAAGGCGATGGAGGGGAGATTCCCTAAGTTCAGCAGAGACACCAATGTCGTCCCCCATGAACGAATCCCCTTCATCGCCGATCCTACGGTACGGACTACCCGGTACTTCGTGTGCGATCCCGGTGGGAGTAAACCGTGGGTGGCGATATGGGCGGCAGTCCTGGAGGATGGTACGATCTATGTGTACCGCGAGTTCCCTGATTCCTCGATGGGCCAATGGGCATTACCACATGTGAATGGGTTAGGCAAGAGCGTGGGTAAACCGGGTCCTGCACAGCGTCCGCTCGGATGGGGATATTCCGCATATAAGGAGCATTTTGAGGCATTAGAGCAAGGCGAGGATATCTTTGAGCGAATTGTTGATCCCCGTATGGGAGCCGCCACGGTGCGCGAAAAGGAAGGTGAGAGTAATATAATTAACACGATGGCGAACCTTGACTTTGTTATGCGACCTGCACCGGGCGTGGAAGTGGAGGCGGGTATTGCGAAAATCAACGATGCCCTGGCATGGGATGATACGGAGCCGATGTCGGAGAAGAATAAGCCAAAACTCTTTGTGTCTGACAGGTGTGATAACTTTATTACCTCGATGCTTGAATATACGGGCAGTTCCCGTCAGGAGCATTTTAAGGACTTTGTTGATACTATCAGATACCTAATGGTCAGCGGACCTGACTATGTGGGCGGTGGAAGCCTTATGTGTACAGGTGGTGGAGGATATTGACTTGCCATGTCAACTACAAAAGGTTACATTATGCTACGCATATGCAGTCTGCCGCCGATCCCGAACTTTTATATGTCAGTAAGGAACCTGATGTTGACTATCTTGCGGAAACTTATCGCAGGACTCAGTCGGAGTTGGGCGAATGGTTAGACCGTAGACAAAGAGATTACGATGTAAGGAACTGCTTATGGGCAGGGAAGTCGGATGATTTCAAAAAGCACTCCCACCTAAGTTCCACCGGAGATGTATTTCCGTGGGATGGGGCCTCCGATCAGGAGATCCGCATGGTGGATAATCAGATAAATAAGTGCGTGGCGATGTCCACCAATGCGGTAAGATCCGCACATATCGTGGCTACCCCTGTGGAATCAGGTGATATTGAGCGTGCAAATGTGATATCGATGTTCCTGCGATGGTTAATGAACTCCAAGATGGAGGAGTTTTACGATCAATTGGAACTCGGACTTAACCACTTTTTCGAGAAGGGCCTGATGGTCCATTATGTTTATTGGGATTCCAAGGAACTTAAACAGCAACAAACCATCCGCCTAGAGGAGATTGCACAGGTACTTCCACAGATCGCACAAGCGATCCAGGATGGCAGTATGGATGAGGAGTTATCATCCGCACTAAAAGATCAATTTAAAGTATCCAAGGCTAAAGCAAAAGCGATGCTCCGCGAGCTTCGCAAGGATGGCACAACCACAGTCCCTATTACCCGCCAGGTCGTAAACCGACCACG